AACGTCTGTCGTATTCATGTTATCGGTTCTGTTTTGTTTTGTGTTTTGCCGCCCGTCATTAAGTTGGCGGGCGGTTTTCCCTTGAGGAAATTGTTGCTCGCGTATTTTCGCACCGGCACGAGCGCCGTCGGAGGGTTCTGGTTTACGTCGTTACCGGCGACAAATTAGAATGGCACTTCGTCGCTTCCAGATGGCGCGCTCGCGGCAAGGTAGGCGACTGCGGTTCCTGCGACTCGTGCGTGCCAGAGCGTGCGGCAAGCGTTCTTGAGTAGCACGTCTTCGGCGCGCGGAGGAAATGGCGTGCCGTCATTTTTCAACTGAGGCTCGCGGTCTGCGCCGTACCAGAGAAGCTGTTTCTCGGTGAGCGAACCAATCGCCACGCCCTTATTCTTGCCGAAGTGAACGGTCACGCTGGCGGCGCCTTCGATCACTTGGTCGGGCGGCGGGAGCGACGTTGCGCTCGACGTGCTGGTGCTCGGTGCCGTAGCGACCGCGCGTGGTTTGGTTTCGAGAGCGGCACGGATTGCGCGCAGCTCGACGAGAATTTCGTTGTGTTGTTCGGGTGTCATTTGTTTCTGAGTTTCTGCAAAAGTTTGATTTCGGAAGTGTTCACGAGTCGCGCGACGTAGCCGAGGTCTTGGGCGATGCGGTAGGCGTAGCCGGTCGAGATGCCTAGATCGTAGGCTGCGACCTTCATGGACTCGCCTCGGTTGATTGCCGAGATGATGCGCGGGCGGTTGCGCGGGTTCGATGGGCGGCTCATTTTTTCATGAAGGCTTGGACGCGCACGGCGTAACCCTTGGTGGCAGGTTTCGTCGCACCTTTCGGGCCTCCATTATGCACGCGGGCCAGAGTTTCAATGTCGGTGCCCGCAGCCCAAGCCTTCGGTGCGTAGCGTTTGAGGTAGGCGGTGACGACGCGCTTTGAGTAATCGAGATCAGCGCACCGCGAGTAGTCACCGGAAACGCGACTGTCGGCGTGGTAAGCGCGATGGATTTGAAGCGGGCCGAGTGCCTTGCCGTTGTCGCCGATTGTCGGGCCGAGCTTGCCGCTCGTCTCGACGATGTGGAGAGCGCGGAAGAAAGAAGCATCGGGCGCGGCTTGGGCGGTGAGAGTGAGCGCGAGGAGGAGGAGTGCGGATTTCATTTTGCGAGTTTAGCTGCGTTGCGTTTCGCTGAGGCGATTTGTTTTGCGGTGCAGTCTGCGGCGATTGATTCGGCGAGAGCAACGGCCTTGTCGGCGCGAGCTTGATCAGGCGCAAGCAGCGCGAGGACTAGAGCGTGGGTGAGTGCGGTGGTGGAGTTCATTATGTAAAAATGCGCCTTAGTGACTTCGGCGCGTTTGATTAGATAGCGCGGAAAATCGGAGCCATCGAATACTTGCCCAAGCCGTAAATGTATTCGCCTAAGCTGTCGGAATAAACCTTCATGCGGCTGACGTTGCCTTGAGCTTTAATGGTTACGAATGAACCTTTGCGCTCTAAGACTTGAATCGAAAAGATGCAGTCGTAATCCGTAATGCTGCGGGCTTTGAGAACTTGTTCTGATTTGATCGTTTTCATGTTTTGGTTTTGTTTCGGGCTTGATTGCTCCGATGTGAATACCAAATCACAACTCCGTCCTGATTAGAAGACTTTTCTCACTATCTTTCTCAACGCTGTCCGTTGCCTTTGATAATCAAAGACTTATGACTTTTCTTTCTTAGCTATGACGGGCCTATGCCACGTCTGAATCCTGATTCCTGCGGGAGAAATTGCGGTGCCGGTGAACTTTTCTAGATGCCCCGAAGCGAGTCCGCGTCGAAGGTATTTGTGCGCGGTGCCGATGGCTATCTCCAACGACTCAGCAAAATCCTCCGTCGTCATCCAGCCTTCGCCTTTTGGCTCGCGCGTTTTCGCGGTGAGCACTTCGCGCAGTTCGTGCGCCCAGTTAAGCTGCGAAGGTTTTGATTTCTGTCGCGGCATAAAATTGTCCTCCGATGTTTCGTGTCTGGAAAAGCTGATACGTTCCGTCTGGAAACAAAAGACCGTATGCCCAGCCCTGCGCCCAACGCAGCTTTCCGGTTTTCTTGTTCACATAATCCATGTCGCGTTTGCAGAGACAACCAATGCTGCGCGCCTCGGCGGGTTCGCGCGATGCCACGGACGCCGTCTCGATAGTGTGAACGTGGCCGAAAATTGCGTTGCCGTAAATCGCCGCGTGCAAGCGACACGCTCCGACGCCCGCGTGAAAGCCGTGCAGTACCGAGAGCTTGCCGAGTTCAAGCACGCCGAGATCGGAATCGTAAGGCAGCATCTTCGCGCGGCATTTTTTCACCACTGCTTCCATCTGCTTAATGCCATCAGTAGCGTAATCACGAAGCATACCAGAGCAAGAGTTGCGAAATTCATAAAGTCGTTCGTCGTGATTGCCACGCAGGAAATGATTGCTCGCGCCGCCCTCGAAGAAGCGACGCAGGAAATCGTTACCTTGTTCCCAGTCGTCGGCCAGCGATGCGGCTTTCTCCTCGTCGGATGCGCCACGGCGGAGGTTCCTAAAATCATACGCATCGCCTGCGTGTACCCTGAGTTCCGGCCTCCAGTCTTTTATGAAAGACCATAGCGCGCCGACGCTCGCCTCATCAGCCATGTCGCCATGATTGTCGCTGACGACGATGAAGCGTTGTGCGCCTTTAGACATCGAGTGCGTCGCTTAGTTCGATCGAGGTAAGTCCACCGCCAGCAAGCAACGTCTCGGCCTTGGCTGCAACGTAGAGTTGAGCGAGGACTTGATGGTCGGCGAGTGCTTCCGCTCCGAGATACTGCGTGAACTTCGCGCCGCTGAGTCGCAGCTTGGCGATGACTGGCACGAGGTAATCTGCACCAGCCTGCGCGTGTGCTGCGTCGAGGTAGAGCGCGAAGATCGCCGACGCCTCCAGCGTTGAACGGTCGTAGCGATACGACGTGAGGCGAATATAATTGCCAGAGATACCGGACGGCAGAGCGATTGTTTTTTGGAGAGCCATGTTAATTGTATTCGGTGAAGTCGAGATTGAACCGATAATTGCCCGCACCAATGTTGCTTCCGTCCAAGGTCGCCGCGCGAACGTAAGCAGTCGAGGAACTATTTGAGGCATGGTCAAAATCGTAAGCGGCAATTAGGTTTGCATCGCTCGCGCAACCGCCGACGCCGACGTCTGGCTTGGTCGAGAATCCGCGGTTGGAAATGTCCACCGAGAATGTCTCGGTCGGCGAACCGCCAGAGAGTGCGACGACTGCGGACTCTTGAAACACGGCGGCGACTTGGCGCACGCTTGATGCGGCGGATGCGCCAGTCTTGATGCCGCTCACGCTGACGTCGCTCTTATCCTGTGCGCTTACACTGCCAGCTCCAATAAAAGCATTGTTAGCGGCTAATCCAACATAAACCCAAGACGATGCGACGCCGCTGCGATTAACCGCGCGCAAGAAAGTATATCCGGTTGAAGGAGTCGCCGCATATAAACACATCGTATTGGCCTTGGTTGAGACCAACGAGTTTGATCCGCCAGCCTCGCCAAACCAAGTGTAGTCCGTCGCGCTGCTGCTATCCGTCGCGGTCGCTTTGATTTCGTAGTGATCAAAATCCGTCTCGGTGTTCGGAGTCCAAGATGCGCGCGTGCCGAAGTAGTATTCGCGCGTGCTCTCGATGAGTTTGGGAGTAACGCCAACCTTCGACAAAGTTGAACCGCTCGGCGTAGCCGGTGCCGTCGAGTTGTTCGGCGCGGTCTGTGTGCCACCGCTGACGATGTTGCTTGCGATGCCGAACGCGCTGAACGCTTGCACGGCGATTTCGTAAGTCACGTTCGGTGTCAGGTCGTCGATTGATGATGTGCTGCCTCCGGTGCTGCGCTGGTCTGCGACAATCCATCCCGCCGTTCCGCTCTTGCGGTAAAGCACGTTCATGATGACGCAGCGCGTTGTGAACGCTGGCACATTGACGACGATGCGCGCGAGCGTAGTGCCGTCTCCGCTCAAATAAGTTCCGGTCGTGTTTACCGTTGGCGCGCTTGGGTCGGCTGGCGGCGTGCTGTCCGTCTGCCCAGCGGTTACGGCCACCGCGGTCGCGCTCGCGCCGGTGCTCTTTGCGCTTTGATTCTCGCTGCGGTCGTAGGCTGAAATCCAATAATAATACGTCGTGCCGAGCGTGAGATTGACGTCCACGAATCGGCTCGCGCGCGTCTCGGCAATCTTCGTCGCGCCGCCCGAATCGTTGCTCGTGTTACGCCAAACGCCGTACTCGCCGAAGTCAGGTTCGGTGTTGTCGTCCCAGTCGAGCGATATGATTTGCCCAGTACCGGCAATGGCCGTGAGTCCGGTCGGTGTCGCTGGCGGCGTAGTGTCCGGCGCGACCGTGACCGAGCTGGTGACGTAGCTCGTGCTGATTTTGAAGTAAGATTCGCCGAAGATTCGCACGTCGTAGTTGGTGCCGATCTTCACGTCGGAACTGATATAATCTTCCGTCTGCGCGCCTTCGACTCGGCTCCACGTCAGGTAGGTCGTGCTCGTGCTCGGCTTGTATTCGATGACGACGGCGCCACCGCTTTGGATGAACTCCTCGGCTGGCGGCGTCCACTTTACT